TTTGTCTAACCATTCCCAATTGGGGACTGCCTTATTTTTAAATACATAATTATCGGTATCGTCGTTGCTGTCAAACGGAAACACACCAGGGTATTGGTTATGACTCGTGGATTTGCATAAAGCAGGAAATAACATAAATGTTATTTATTGGCTTTTGTAACTGTCTCTTAAATAATTGAGTAGTGCTTTTTTATTATTACCATAAGGATCAAAAGGTTTTTCTCCTTGCTCTGGTTGAGTAACTGTTATTGCAACAGGCTCTGCCATTACTTCACCGTCTGGTCCGTTGTCTACTTCTCCATCTGAATGTGGAGACATTTCTTTTGGTAAGTCGTGTCCAATTAAGGCAAGTAAACGTTTCATTTCTTCCATAGAATCTGCACTTGCTTCTATGCTAACTGATCCGGTGTCTGAGGATTTTTCTTTTCTGAAGTGAACACTTTCGCTGTCGCCTTGCTCTTGTTCTTCGCAACCTCCACAGGCTTCTTCTAGACCTGCTAATTTTTTTACTCTGTTAAGTTCTTCATTCATACTCATATCTACACTCTCATCGAATAGTTGTAAAGATTCTATTGAACCTTCTTGTTTGTTAGAATTTATAAAATCATCTAATCTTTTCATCATTTGTTTTGTGTGTGCAAACTTTCTGTTATTAAGAAAGTTCACAATAAATTGTTCTTCATCTGTTATTTTATACTCTGGAGGTATACCTCCAAAAGTATTATCATTTACTAATTGTTTGGCATTATCTTTAATCTTTTGCCAATACTTGTCTTGTACATCTTGTTTTACATATGTACCAAATTCATTTAAAAAATGTTCCCAAACTCTTTGTAACTGCTGTTCGTCTGTTATTTGTTGCATTGAAGGAAGGCTATAACCACCTGATTGTCTTTGTCTTTCTTCTCTATCTTTGTTTGTTGCTTGTACAAATCTCAAAAAATTGTCTGCAACTGGCATAGTTGAAAGATATTGAAAGTCTGGCATAGGTGCTTCTGTGAGTTCGTTGCTTTCCATAGGAATATCAATGTCTGCTTCAGCAAACATTTCATCAGCATCTTCTTGTGCCATTGCTAATGCTTCTTCGTGTTCGTCACCGCCTGGAAGTATTTGTTCGTTTGCAAAGTCATCATCTATTTTTGCTAAGTAGTTTTCACTGCCTAGTTCATCAAAATGTGCTTCTAAACTGTCTGGAATAACTTTTAAACCGTAAAAGCCGCCTGCTCCATTGTTATCTATATCGCCATCTGAACCTACAACTTCTGCTGTATAACTAATTTCTCCGTCTACGGTGTTGCCATCGTCACCGGTGAACATATAGTCTACTATGCCTTTGTATTCTTCGCCTGGCATCGGGTTCATTATTTTATTCCTGATAACTTCTGAAGTATTAAATTGAAATCTTCTATGCTTTCTGCTTTAACTGTTGTTGGTGATGATACTTGCTTATCATCTGAGTCTTGCTTGGCTTTAATTTTTAATTGTTTCTCTGAATCTCTTCTTTCTGCTTCTTTCTCTTTATCTTTTTTAGCATCTTTTTTGGCTTCTGCTTCTGCTCTTGCGGCAGATATAGCCTGGTTTACTGTTTCTGCTGGAGATTGTCCAGTGTCTTTAGCAGTATTCCACATAACTTTTGCTTTACCTTGAAAACTATTTCTAATCTCTGGTGTAATACCTCTTGCATCTGCTGTTCTTAGTGCATCGTTAATAGCAAGGTTTAGTGAAGCAGATGTATGTTTAGTTTCTTTTTCTTCGATAGGTGCCTCATCATTTTCTGCACTATTCATCATTTGATCCTTGTGCATTTGTTGGTCTTGTCTTTGAAGTCTAGCAACATCGCCCATTCCGCCTTCTACATATCTCAGCAATAAACTTAACGGCTCTCTTAATGCACCTGATAAGTTTGATGGGATGGCTTTTCCTGCCAATGCGTGTTCTATTCCTCTTTTAGCATACATTGTTTTTTGAGCATCGTCGCCCATTAACTTTCTCAATGCCGCTAATTGTCCACCGCTTAGTTCTGGAATATCTGAAGTTGTAGTAGCAGTATCTACTGCTGGCTCTTCAGTAATTGATTTGTCAAATTCGTCTATCCTCATTTTGTCAATCCTTGATTTATTTCAACATACTTAGGCTCTGGACCATAGTTGTGTTGACGTTGCAGAATGTCCATAAGTGGTTTTAAGTTATCACCCATAAGTTCATCCTTTGTAGGATATGAACTGTAATACTCTGATCCTCTGCTGTCCTTTAATGCTTGAATCTTTTTCATCATTTCTTGATTTAATTCGATTCCGTATAAACTTAGGTCATCAACTAATATTTGATTAATCTTTTCATAACCTAAACTTTCGCCTTTTGCTTTTGGGTCAGCATTTTCTAATTCGTAATGTGCTTGTTCCTCTTTGTTTAACTCTGCATCTTCTTGGCTAACAGTTCTACCTTCATCGTTTTCCATTCTGTCTGCTTCTACTTCGTCAACATTTGTTCGAGGACTATCAACTTGTTGTACTATGATTTGCTCTGGGTTTATGCCAAAGTCTAATGCTAATAGTACTTCTAATAATCTTTCATTGATTGGGTATTTTAATACAACATCTGTACTACATACTTCAACAGGACCGTCTAAAGGTCTGTTTTTAAAATCAATTGGGTTCTTTTGTATTGGAGTTCTCTTCCAATCTGATGCACTCTCAAATTGATATTTTGCTAGACTTCTTTCTAACAAGTTCATATCATCTGCATTGCACTCCATTGCAAACTTAATTCTGTATGCAATAGTCTTACTAAAACTTTCGCTTAGTATTTCTTTAAAATTTCTAGTCATATCTAAAACTCCGTATAAACTTATTTATCATCTTTGTTGATAAATTTGAGTAAGTCGTTCCTATTAAAAATCTGTTGATTTGGGTTATTTGCTTGTTCTGGATCCAAGTCTTGGTCAAGTTTTTGTCGTTTAAGTTGTAAGTCTACCATTTTTAATTTCTTATCTATCTTAGTACTTTTACTGTCTAATGCTACTTTTAGCATATTTGCGGCGTTGTCAAATATTCTTCCTGCGTGTACATCTTGTACATTCATACCTAATCGCATAAGTTCTTCATAACTTTCCAAAGCCTTAGTAGCAATATCATCTAACTCTACATCTGCAGTTGTAAGTCCTTTGACTTGTGGCAATGCTTCGTTAATACGTTCTGCTAGGTCTAAAGCATCATCGACTTCTTGTTTTGTAGCAGGAAGTTCAACAACTTCTTGTTCAACTACTTCTGCTTTTTCTGTTACCTCTTCTATTGGAGGTAGATTAAATTCTTCTTCTAGTCTTTTTGTCATTTTCTTTTTCTTTTACCTGCATTAGCAAACATATGACTTTCATTTAACACTCTAAAGTGTATGCCTTTACGTTTGCACCACTCGTGGGCGGCTTTCCATTTTGCGGCATTTAAAACAACACTTGCTTTTTGAGATTGACTTTTTGCACTCTCCATTGTTGTTTGGGCACCTGGTTTAATTTCTATAACTTCAACCTTGGTACTGCCTTTCTTGTCTTTGTATTTAATCGAAAAGTCTGGAACGTACACCGTAAACTTGCCCGTCATTGGATTTTGATATGGTATTTTTAAGTTTTCACTTGCCCATTCGAGTACATAAGGGTGGTCATCGCACATACGCATAAAGGCTAATTCCCAACTACTTCTGTAATAAGGATTCTTTTTACCTACAAACTTTTGTGGATTTTTAGGAGTGTAAACACCTTGTGCAAATTTATTTGCCATAAGTTACCCCTTGATTAGATTAGACACTTCTGTTGGTGTTGTTGCACTCTCTACTATTTGAACGTTTTTATCACGTTTGGCATTTATAATCTCTTTGCCTAATTCTGTAAGTACTATGGTATTGTTTACAATGTTGTAAGTGTCTGTGAGTTGTTTATTGTTTTCCAGAGTACCTTGTTTTAGTGTTTCTACAGTTGCTCTTGCTGTTTTTTCAGAGTAACCATTTGTAACAAATGTATCAATAGTTTGATTCATTTGATTTATGTTGGGGATAGGTTCGTTAAAAAAGTTTTCGTCTAATAAGTCTTTACTGGTTTTTTGTACCTGTAATTTCTCACCTGTAATACTGACTTGCTTATAATGGTGATTCTTTTTAATTATTTTGCTGTCTACACCAAAGTTATTAAATATTTCTGACATAATTAACCACCAAACAATTTGTCTTTGATTTCATTCTGTGTTTTAGCAGTTGCTTCTGCAAATTCACTTTCCAGTCTATCGTTTGCTATTTGTCCTGCACTGAGTATTGCCGCACCAATTGTGCTGTCATATAACCTTTCAAAGAAACCTCTGCCTTCATAATCTCCTGGTTGGACACTTGTTACATCAGGATTGACAAGTCCTTTGCTCGGCTGTAATTGTTGTGATGTTCTAGGAGCACCTGTAACTGCCTTCTGCGACTCGTTGTTTAAACCTTTAATTGCACCTGCTCCTGGTGAGTTATCATTGCTACCAAAAAGAATACCTTTGATAAAATCATTTATTCCATTAGTAACACCGTCAATAAAATCTTCTACCAGTCCGCCTATACCTCCGTCTAAACCTCCTACTTGTCTAAAAAGTAAGTTGCCAACTGGATCGAATATAGGAGCAAAACGTTCTTTTTCAAAATCGTCCATCTTAACTTCGAAGTCTGGACTTATTAGAACTTTTTCAAAACTGAAGTCTAACTGTAGTTCTTGTAAATCACTGCTTGAATAATCATTAGCACTCTGCGTAAAACTGTTGAGTGTAGGATTTATAAAGTGTGTTACTGATACTTTACCGCCTGAGTACTTGTAAAAGTCTATTCTATCTATAAGATATTTGTCTCTGTGTATGTCTAAACCTGCAGAGCCTGGATTCCATAATCCGTTATTACTGGCATTTTGGTCTGCCATAGGTAATGTTGTATCTAAGTCTTGTTTAAATCCGTTTAGTTCTTCAGAGTATCCTCTACCGTCCATATAATGATAATTGTGATATACGGATAAAAATCTCATCCAGTTGTCGTGAATATCATCGTGAACAGTTAATGCCAAGTTACCATACTCTAACCCTGTCTGAGAGATACGTTTTCTGTTGTATTGGTTTAGTACTTGGTTTCTATATGTGATTTGCGGAAACTGAAAAGTTTTAATTAAGTTGCTTAACTTAAAATGTTCGCTAATATCTAAATTTAAAATACCATAGTTAGGTATCACATTGACGAAGTATGCGAAACTTTGTCTGGGAGGTGTTCCGCCACCGTTTCTAAAATGTGTGCCTAATTGGGTTTGGGCGTGACGGGGGCCTGCTAAATAGGCCCCTGTGCTAATGTTGTGCCTAGACCTGAACTCCATTAAGTTGCTCTTGGTCTAAAATTAAACGCCTGTACCAGGTGTAGTTGGTAAAGGTGCCGCTATTGGGAATGGATCTCCTGCTTGTACTTTTCCGCCTAATGTGTTAGGCCCTGCAACGTGAACAGCATTATCATATCTGATTTGCATATCAACTGTGACTGGCTCACTTGTTGAGTAGTCGTGTTCGCTGTAGTTAGTATTAATTAGGAAACAACCTTCTAGTTCCCATTGCTCAGTTGCTTCTGCGTTAGAGCCATCTAATACCTGAATTAACATATCAAATTTATAGTCTGATCCTGATATTGCTGATGTTTGCTCAAAGTGGTTTAACTGTCTTTGAACTTGCTGTCCAACTAAAGCAGAAACTTGGTTAGTAATATCATCCCTTATAATGAGTGATACTGGTTCCCAAGTATGCTTACCTTGAACGTATGCTCTAGAGTTATAACTGTCAATGGTTACTTCTTCATAGCCTAATGTAGGTCTTGTTACACTTACAACATTACTTGTAAGTTCGTCAGATCTACCACCGGCTCCAAAACCCGTCATTATGACTCTAAATCTATAACGTAATTTTGGTTGGAGGATTCCCAGACGATTACCATCAATTGGTACACCGAATTTATCCTTTGTTACTGCCATTTCTTTTTCTCCTAGGAAGAACTTAAATGTTCTTATATATGCAATTATTTATCTTATTTCACTCAAAAAAAAGCGGCACCTATTAAGTACCGCTTTAATTGTTACTCCTACTGTAACTTTTTTAAGTCTTAACTACCTGTTTGACCTAATGTACTTTGAATTCTTATCGGAACATATATAAACTCAACTGCTTTAGTTGGTTGTATTGCAACGTCTAAGTATAATTCGTTTCTATTAATTCTTGCAGTAGTGTTATTCGTTTCGTCACAAACTGTGATAAAGTCAAATACACCTCTTAGGCTTACAAGTTCTGATAATAAGTTATCAGCAACTCTTTTAACACCTTGTCTAGTTATAGAATCATTTGGTTCAAACAAGAATGGTTTTACACCAATATCTAATTGATATCTAATGTAGTTAATCAATCTTGCTACGTTAATTCTATCTAAAGCACTAGAACTTGGATTTAGTGTTTTCTGTCCAAATACTGCTAGACCTTGTCCAGGGAAGTTTCCAATTGGGTTAATTTTATTTGCGTAAAGAGTGTCTCTTTGACCTTCACTTAAATTAACTACTTGGAATTCACTAGTTGCTTCTGCAACATAACCAACTGAAGTAGCATTTTGTACTAAACCTCTGTTGAATCCTGCTGGAGCAAACCACTGATATGCTACCTGGTCATTGTATGCTAATGTTCTTAAAGCAATGTGACTTGCTGGAACAACAACATTTGTGCCGTCTAAGTTAGTTGTTAAACCGTGTGGGTAATGAACTGCCGCATAGGCTGAACTTGAAACAAGTCCTTCTTTACCGTTCTCACCTGCACTATTGGCATTGGTTGCCCAATTTTGAAGACTTAATGAACTACTGTCTAAAGTGAATGGAGCATCTGCTAAAATAAATGCAACTTCTTTTTTATCAGTGTTTAATGTAATCATCTCGTCTAGTAAGCCTGGGAAGCCTGGAGCAGAAATAACATTAAAGAAGTTAGTTTCACTTCTAATGTCTTGGTCACCTGAAAGTTCTGATGCCATTTTTGTTTCTACTACACGTCTAACTGCGTCGTTTCCACTATACATACTACCGTCGTTTTTGTTTCCACTTGCTGTTACCCAAACGTCACCAACGTTTGTACCTGCTGGAGTATAATCAATTTTATACTCTTTTACGTTTTTACCACTATATCTAGTGTTCCAAGCCAATATTCCAACTGCTTTAGTGCTAGCCTGTGTTGCGTCTGCATCTAAACTTGATGTTGGTGATTGTCTCATATCTTTAAATATAATACCATCGCCTGTTACTTGGTCTGTATTATCAACTTTAACCCACGCACTTGTGCTAGAATTCCATTTGTAAATTGCTGGTTGGTCAACTGCGTCTGAATCAACCCAAAGGTCACCGTTTAC